CTCTCATAACTGATTTACGAGGTGACTTCATAGGAAAGCTAAACACCGTTTGTGTATCAGGTTTCATCACATCCGGTTCACTAGGTATCCCACTGTCTACCATGAAGTTAGTAAGAGGATCTTTATTATCGCCCCTAACGGTACGAATATAATAATTGCTATGACGAGGGTGGATACCACTGCTTGAGTCAACAAGCTGTGATACTGTCCCACTTGGTTTGACACAAGTGATCGCTGTGCTTTGTGGGATTGAGAAGATTGCTGCCCATTCTTTGTTCGTTTCAACAGCAACCTGCCGTAGTGCTTCAAGTGTTTTATCAAGTCCATGTTTCTTTCCACTGGTCAATTCGTTATCCATTATACCTGTAAGGCTAACACCAAGTAGTCTTTCTTCTTCTGTGTTGTTCTTCCATACCTTACGTAGATAAGGGAACTTAGTTAAGGTAGATTGTGCTGTGCCTAAAATAGTTGCAAGCATTACCTTCCTCTTCAGATCTTCAAACTTATCTTTCTCTCGTATCACTACTTCCGTTAAGTTACAGAACTGATAAGGTCTAAGTATAATCTCACTGCAAGGGTTAGTGCCAAACTCATAGTTAGCATCTCTCCTGCCAAACTTCTTTGCTTGTTCCTTTGCAGATATTCTATTAAATATACCACGCTCTCCTGACTTTGACTCAACAAGTGCTGTCCACTCTCGTAGAAACGTCTCTCCATCAGGCTTGTCTGTGTAGCATACAGAGTTATTAGATAGTGCCATCTGTGGTGCTGTCTCCCACCACTGTCCTGACTTAGCGTGACGCATACGTCCATCAGAAAGATTAGACAGACTAATCATAGCAGAACGTCTAACACCACCTGACACTACAACTTCTCCAACCTTGCACATAAGATTGTGACAATCATAGCTTGACAGTTTACGTCCTGCATTGTCCTTAAATAAAGCCGTTGTAAAGTTAAATAAATCAACTAAAGGTCCGGGACCTGATGCTCTTCCACCAAATATCTGCAACCTAGAACCTGCAGGTCTAATCTTTGATACGTCCCAGTGTGGAGACTCACCCATATAGAGATGCCCTATAAGTTTACGCAACGCTCTTGCCCACCCTTCTTTACTATCCTGCACATCTATAACAGTGTCTACTTGCTCTATTGTTTGTGGTATCTCTGGTAGCTGAGACACGTACTGTCTTTCTACAGAGAAGCCAACACCAGTGCCACACAGTAATATATACATTGCCTCGTCAAAAGATTTAGGGTCGTCCACTGGTAGATAGCTACAGTTGTATCCTGCAGTGTTGTCTCTCTCAAGAGCAAGACCTGCTGTCATCAACGCTCTCATAGATGGCATGACTTCTAAATCAGTTATAGCATCTTTTATTTGTTGAACTGGTAAGTATCCCTTAACCTTCAACGACATAAAGTCAACATATCTGTTGACCGTTTCTTCCCATGTTTCTCTTCTGTTTTCGTTTGGCAGCCACCTAGCGTATCTAGAAATGGCTATGAATTTTTGATAGTCGTTCATACCTTTGTTACCTTTATGCTGTTAATTTCAATGTCGTCAATATCATAGAGAAGATCTTTAACTATATCAGATATAACTTTTTCACCTTCTTTTTTCTTAGATGTTGCATCACAGGTCACAGGTAAATGGCTAGACTCGTCATCTATCTCAACCTCTGCTGTAATCTTAAACTTCATTCGATCTTACTCCTGTTCTCTATGTCCCTAATCATGGCTCTTAAATACCACTCTGCTTTTTTTAAATCCTCAACACCGTTCTTATACCTCCATCTGTGAAGATATTTTATAACATTGCCCTGACAATAGGAAGAAAAGTGTTCACTCAGTTGTTGTTGAATATATTCAATACACTCCATACCACCATTATTATAGTGTGGAGGACTATTAACTCTATCTACTTCCACTTGCTTAGTGTTCCTAGTTGTATTCTTTTCTTCTTCTCTGTCAACCATTTTTTAGGTATCTCCTTGTCTGTCCATTTAAATCCATACTTGTCACACCAATCACAGTATCTAGTTGTCGATCCTTTGTTAATAACATTATATGCGTTCTGAAACAAAAAGCGTATATCTAACTCAGGATATTGCTCTTGTATCAAAAGATGTTTCACCCTATCTTTCGGTCTGAACCACCCTTTCGCTTCAATAATAATACCATTGTTAAGAACAAAATCAGGCTTGTAGAGCCGGAACATTTGCACTGCGTATCTGATTGACATTTTTTCATATCTAATCCTTTGCTTGAGAAGGCGCAACTCTTTGGCTACGCTCTCCTCAAACTTGCTCCTAAACTGTATCTTGGGCATCAACTAACTTTACATAGTTTATCAAAGGTGGTGTAGCAGACTTAGAAACTTTTGAGGGAAGAACTTGGAGATCCCAACACTTTTCTCTATACGAGCATAGACTACACTCAATGCCTAGCTTCATGTTACCACTAGGTTTGCCGTAGTAAGTCTCAGCTACTGGCTCATAGCATCGCTCAAACGGCTCGTCATTATTTATATAGTCTACTGTGTTTTGTATCTTCTCCATTTCTTCTTTGACATCTACGCCACTAGCACTAACGTATTTAAAGTTTCCATTCGCCTTGTTTACAACCCACCATCCACCGACAGGAACACCTTTCGCTTTTGAGTAGCCAACGAGTTGGGACACATACCCAAAGCTGTCTTTGCTCTGTAGTGTTTCAAAGTCTATGAATTTGTTTTCATATGCCCAAGGAGAGGCAGACTTAACATCGTCCACCTTTCCATTTAATACGAGGTCGTAAGTCCCATCAACATGTCCCCCCTTTACTGGTAAAGAAACTTGCTCACTGTCATCAAACTTAACGTCTGCCGCCCTTAGTAAGCCTTTAAACACAGCTTCTATAATATCACCAAGAATCATGTTGATAAGAAAGTAGGGAGAGTCAGATATTTTTTCCTCAGGATGGTTCTTATCAAACCATAGCTGACACTTCTTACGTCCAATGTTAGACATACGAAGCTTAAATGTCCTCTTCTCCCCTGAGAATTGACGACTCAAAGCATCTCTTACATCCTTAGCCACCGTATCAAGCACAGCAGTATCAGCCTCTGCTTTGCCAGACATGACCTTTTGTAGAAAAGAATGAATCGCCAGTTCTGCAGGATGGTTCATCTACTACTCCTCTATCTCAACAACATTGGCAACAATATCGTTTTCCTGATCGGAGAGTTCCTCAGGTCTACGATGTTCTTCCCACTTGCTGAGAGTGATGGAGTTCATAGATTCTACCCACTCGACAAAGTTGTTCAACACTTCCTGATCGTCAGTGGTGATCTCTACTACTTTACCTAGTGTAGGTTTCAACACAGCATAAGTTGCCCCACTAGGAATACTCTTTACTTCTGACCCAAGATGCAGCAAATGTTGAATGGGAAGCCTGTTCTTTCGCTGAATCTGATTAAACATATCAGTTATAGCGTTGAAGCTATCTCTGTTTTTAATCCTCATTAGGAAAGGGAACTCTTTAACATCCACTGGTTTACCATCGGCATCCTTAGCCTTGTCGAGAGTACACAAACCAAAGAGAACTTTAAACCTATCGGTTGCTCTCATAAGGTCTTGTGTTTCTTGTGGCAACGATTTAAAATCCTTAACATAACCTGAAGGTCTACCACAGTTAAACCCTCCATAGTTGTCCTTCAGATCGCCATTCAAAGACGTTGCCATTACTGTTCGTAACATACGTCCTTCACCACCGTCAGGTCTTGTGAAGTTCTTGTCATACCTCTGCCACTGAAAGCGTTGCATGAAAGATCGTATAGTTACCTTATCACTGTAGTATACAGTATCATCAGGGAAAGTCACAGAGAAAGCACCGGCTTTTACTATGGCTACTTCCATAGTTTCACCATCCACTTCCTTTGTACCCATAACATTCTGGTGTACTTGCTTCACCTCTGCTAAAGCTGAAGTGCTTTTTGCAGGTGTGTTCGACATCCCCATTAATTCTGCTAGATCAGCAGGGGATTTACCAATTACTTCTAATGCGTTTTCCATGTATTACTCCTATTTAGAAATGCAATTTTATCAGACTACATCTTTTACGTCAAGCCAATTATCACCTATTTTTGATTCTAATAACATAGGAACATTGACTTCTATATCATAATGCTTTTCGATTATCTTTTTTAGATTGTCGTTAACATCTTTGATAATATCAAGTACATTACTTTCTTCTGCAGGATGAACATCCAATACAACAGAGTCATGCACTGTGTTTACTAAAACACTCTTTAACTTATCGTTTTTTAAACGCTTCTCTATCTCCAACAGTACAATAGGAACTATATCACCAGTGGCAAATCCTTGCACTGGATAGTTCTTAATCATGGTAAAGTGTGTTGGAGTTCCACTTGCCCTTCTCTCTACATCAGGAAAAGAATACTGCCTACCTGATGGTATCTTTATTCTGCCAAGGTTGATAGCCTCGTCACCTAGTTTCTTGTGCCACTTAGCTATACCTTCATACTTGTCCATAAAATGTGTATAGTATTCAGCTTCAGCTTTCGTTCTACCGTACCCAGTAGCACCGTACAGAGGCGCAAAGGTATGTGCTTTAGCTTCTTGCCTAGTCGTAGGTTGTCCTGCCTCAGAGATGATCTGAGCCGTGTAGGAGTGAACATCAAAACCAGTAGACACTTCTTCCATAGCTACTTTGTCTTGTGATAATAAAGCTGCAACTCTAAACTCTAACTGTGCAAAGTCAGCCTCCAATATCTTACCCTTCATGCCAAAGCTGTCACAGTTCCAACGAGAAACAAAAACCTTCTTCACTGGAAACGTACCACCTCTAGGCATATTCTGCATATTAGGATTGCGTCCACTAAAACGTCCAGTGGCTGTGACATGCTGAGTGAGGGTTACATGTAAGAAGCCATCCTTCTTTGTGTAATGTTCGATACCATCAACAAACGCAGAGAGGTAACTAGATACAGCACTCTGTCTCTTTAGGTCTGTCAAGAAAGTTTCTGCTGTTTTCATCTCTTTTGTCTTAGCTATATTTATTAAATGCTCCAAGTTGCCTTTGCTCGTAGAGAAACCATTAGCACTAACCCACTCCTTTGACGGTGGAAAGAACCCTAATCCTGCCATGTGTCGTAATTTTGTCAGCGCATACCCTCTTGTATCACACTCAGGGCATCTGTTTGGCTTGACTCTC